CAATCGCCACGAGATCGTCTGGCCTGATGGTGCGACCGAGGCCCAGATCACCGCAGCCACCACGGCCTTGGCCGCGCTTGGCATCCTCCTGCGTTAAGCCTGAGAGAGAAAGGACATCCCCATGGCGACCATGGACATCTTCGAGGGCGACGCCTTCAGCATCATCGAGCTTACCCGGGCTCTGGAAAACATCCCCTTCAAACCGGCAATACTGTCGGGTGCAGGCCTGTTCGGCTCGCGCGGTGTGCGTCAACGCACCGTCATGATCGAAAGCCGCGATGGCACGCTGTCGCTGATCCCGTTCTCGGAACGTGGCTCGGCCTATGAACAACAGGTGCCGGAACGGCGCGACATGCGCGCCTTCGTCTGCCGCCAGTTCAAGAAGCAGGATGTGCTCTGGGCCTCTGAAATCCAGGCGATCCGCGACTTCGGCTCCGAGACGGCGACCCGGCAGGTGCAGACCGAAGTCGCCCGCAAGATGGGCCGCCTGCGCAATGACGCCGAGGCCACCTTCGAGTTCCACCTCTTCAACGGCATCCAGGGCGTGGTGAAGGACCCCAAGGACGGCGCGACTGTCATCAATTATTACACCGAGTTTGGCATCACGCCGGCCACGGAAGTCGACTTCGATCTCGACAATGCAACCCCCGCCTCGGGCGCGCTCCGGAAGCGCTGTCAGGCTCTGATCGAAAGCGTCGAGGACAGCCTTGGTGGATTGGCCGCTGGGCAGGTGCAACTTCGCGCCGAATGCGGCTCGGCATTTTTCGCCGATCTCGTGGCCCACAAGGAGGTGCGCGAGACCTATCTCAACACTGCCGCAGCGGCAGACCTGCGCGGCCGTGTCGGGGAAGAGGTCAGCTTTGGCGGCATCACCTTCCGCCGTTATCGCGGTGGGCTTGGTTTCGGCGTGCCGACCGACAAGGCGTATTTCTACCCGGAAGGCGTCGAAGGGCTCTTCGAAATTTACTATGCGCCTGCCGACACCTTCGAGACGGTCAATACGCTCGGCCTGCCGCTCTATGCGCGCATGATCCCCGATCGCGATCGGGATGAATGGGTGCGGCTTGAGATCGAGAGCAACCCGCTGCCGATCTGCACCCGGCCGCAGGTGCTGCGCTCGGCCAAGCGGACCTGATGACCGCCTTTGCTGAAGCGGTTGGGGTGCTGTTTGCCGACCCGAACGTCGCGGTGGAAATCTGGCACCGTGATGCTGAAGGGCAGTTCACGCGAGCACGTGGCATTCTGCGCCGACCCGACGAGATCACGGAGTTTGGATCGGCGCGGCTCATGTCAGACACCATCCGGATTGACGTCCGGGTGGCGGATATCCCCGATCCTCGCCCGCAGGAGCAGATCCTGATCGGCGAGGACACCTTCCTGATCCAGGGTGAGCCGCGACGGGACCGAGAGCGGCTGATCTGGACGCTGGAGCTTGCCCCCGCATGAAACTCGGCCTCGACATCAGCCCTGATCTGGTTGCCGTCATGGCCGCCGAGATCACAGCCGGGGAAAAGGCCGTCAGCGCTGCAATGCGTGAGGCGGGGTCTGGTCTCAAGACCGCGTGGCGGGGCCAGATCACCGGGGCAGGGCTCGGGCATCGGTTAGCGAACTCAATCCGTAGCCAGACCTACCCCAAGGCCGGCCAAAGCCTGAATGCTGCCGCCTTGGTCTGGTCCAAGGCCCCGCACATTATCAGCGCCCATGATGTTGGTTGGACGATCCGATCGAAGTCCGGCTTCTGGTTGGCAATCCCAACGGCGGCTGCTGGAAAGGGCCCAAGGGGGCGCCGGATCACGCCGGGCGAGTGGGAGCAGCGGCGCGGGTTGCGATTGCGGTTTGTCTATCGGCGGCGGGGGCCGAGCTTGCTGGTGGCCAACGGGCGGCTGAACAGCCGAGGTCTGGGCGTGGCCTCTCGATCCAAGACTGGGCGTGGACAGAGTACTGTGCCGATTTTCCTCTTGGTGCCCCAGGTGAAACTCGCCAAAAGGCTGTCGCTGGCGCGGGACGCCGAACGGGCTCAGGCGGCGATACCGGGGCTGATCGTGACGAACTGGCTTGAGGCGCGGGCCTTATGAAGGGCTGGCGGAAGCGGTGGGATTCGAACCCACGGTAGGCTTTCACCTACGCTGGTTTTCAAGACCAGAGCCTTAAACCACTCGGCCACACTTCCTTTGGTGCCCCCTGCCGGACTCGAACCGGCACGCCCGAAGGCAAAAGATTTTAAGTCTTCAGCGTCTACCATTCCGCCAAGGGGGCTTTGGTAGGCCCGGCAGGACTTGAACCCGCAACCAAAGCGTTATGAGCGCTCTGCTCTAACCAATTGAGCTACAGGCCCACTCGCGTTTCACTTGGCGGATTTTGCTCCGGAGTTCAACCGTATGACGGTCCGCGAAACCATCCTTACCGCGCTGCATGCGCGGCTCTCGGCGCTGCCCGCCACAACGTTGCGCGGTGAAGTTCTGCCCGAACGCATTCCGGCCGAGGGTCTGCTGATCTTACGGGACGGGGAGCCTGGCCCGCCCGAGGTTACCCTGTCGCCGCTGACCTACCATTACCAGCACCGCGCCGAGGTGGAGGCCATTGTGCAAGGTGTCGATCGGGATTTGGCGTTCGACATCCTCTGCGAAAGCATCGCTGCGGTGATTTCAGCTGATCAGATCTTGGGTGGGCTTTGTGACTGGGTTGAAGCTGAGGCCCCACAGCCGGTCGATCTGCCCGTTGAGGGCGCCGCCAGCCTGAAAGCCGCTCTGATCCCGGTGGTGCTGCACTATTCCAGCGCCGACCCGCTTAGATGAAGGTCAACGGATGGAAGTGACGAGCCAATTTAGAGCTTGAAGGTTTCCGCGCTGATCCGCTTGTACTCGCCGTCGACTTGAGCGCCTGAGGCGACCTCAAGGGTTTCATAGGCGAAGTTCGCTTTCACGCGGGCGCCATTCTTGATGCTAACATTCAGAGCGGTAGCAGCACCCTGCAATTCGCCCTCGATGGTCAGTTGGCGTGCCCGAACCCGTCCACGGACGCGCGCAGTAGAGGTGAGCACGACGGCGTCAGCTGTGACATCGCCAGTAATCTGACCGCCAAACTCGAGGATGCCTTGTGAGATGATGTTGCCCTCGATCACGATGTCTTCGGCGATCACAGACCGCTTCCGGTCGGTCGTGGTGGCCGTATTGGAGCTAGTCGTGGGCTTTGAATTAAACATGCGCGTAATCCTTGGGGCAGTGCGCAGCAGGTAGGCGGCCTGTGGCGCTTTGGTCAAGCGGCATTAGCTTCTTTTGCAACCTATGAGGGAACAATACCATGGCACGGGCCCAGGGGGCGCGGGCGCAAATGGCGCTTGCGTTCGAGACGACATACGGCACGCTGCCGATGAGCGGCTATACCAAGATGCCTTTTGCCAGCACGACGCTGGGGGCAGAGCAACCTCTGCAGACCTCGGAACTACTCGGTTACGGCCGCGATCCGCAGCATCGACGGGATCGCGCTCGACGGCGGTACCTTCTGATCCCCCTCGCAGGCGCAGGGCCTAACTGGATGGCCCAACTGCAGCGCTTGCGTCTTCCCCCCTTACATAAGGCAATGATGGAGGTGGCCAGATGGCCAGCATTATCCGCATGAAGCGGTCCTCGGTCGCAACCAAGGTGCCGACCACGGCTCAGCTTGATCTGGGCGAGCTTGCGATCAATACCCGCGACGGCAAGCTTTTCCTCAAGCGCGCCGACGGATCTGAGGAGATCGTCGAGGTGGGCGCGCGTTGGGGTGCATTTACCGCTCATACCTCGGGCACGACCCTGACCTTCCGCTACAATGGCGCCAATGTGATGGTGCTTGATGGGTCGGGCAATCTCACGCTTCTGGGCAATGTCACCGCTTTTGGGAGCCCCTGATCATGGCGCTTCCATCGACAGGGTCGCTCTCAATGAGCCAAGTGGCAGTTGAGCTCAGCCGTGCGGCCACTGCCCAAATTGCGCTTGGCGAGGCCGCAGTGCGCAATCTCGCAAACTTACCCAGCGGCCCCATTGGGCTTATCAATCTCCGCGGCAAGTCCGCAGCGATAATCTACACGGCCAGCAACTTGGCGAGCCTCAACCTCGCCACGGCCTTTGGCACGGATTACGGCGCGGCTGTCGACAAGCGGCTGATTGTCCCCGCGGGGATCACGCTTGGTCCTGTGACGATCCCTACCGGGCTTACTGGCAGCCTTACCATCGAGAACGCAGGCGAGATACAGGGGCTGGGTGGAGCTGCAAATGGCGGGGCAGGGGGTGATGCCATCACGGCCTCCTCAAGTTTCACGCTCTTCAACACAGGCGCAGTTCGCGGGGGCGGGGGAGGCGGCGGGCTTGGTGGGGCGGGAGGAAACGGCTCGGCAACCGGCACTGTTTATGAACCCGGTCCGGGGCCAGAGAATAGAACCTTTGTCTCCGGCGTGACTGGTATGGGGCTTGATATTTACCCTCCGGGTTTTTTTGGGCCATTTGTTATTTTTATGGCAAATTACAGATGGGCCGGAACGCAGATTGTCAGCAATCTTTCGGGAGGCCCCAATGCCCAACCAATTTATGTTTATACGCATAGCGATGGCTGGACGTACAATGCCGGTGGACCCAACCTCGGTCCCCAAAGTCAACCGGCCTTCGCTCTCAGTAGGAGCAGGGTTCAGACAATTACTTCCTCCGGCGGCGCGGGCGGCTCGGGCGGCATGGGACGTGGGTATAACCAAGCTCTCGCATCCGGCGCGGCTGGCGCCAATGGCGGAACGAACGCAGGCACAGGCGGAACTGGCGGCACGGGTGGCGACTGGGGCCAGAGCGGCAGTTCCGGCAGCGCGGGTGCCAATGGCACCTACACCAGCGGCGGAGCTGGATCAGCAGGAGGGCCAGCAGGCCGCGCTGTCCGCATGCTCTCAGGCAGCCTCACGCTGACAAACTCAGGCACAATCAACGGAGCATATTGATGGCCCTTCACTACACGATCACCGAGATCATCAACGGCATCGCCCGCGTTGAGTATGGCGATGGTTCCTGGGCTCAGATAGCTCTCCGCGCTGACATGACACCTGAGGAGCTGGATGACCTTGTTTGTCAATTTACTATCAGGAGCTTCTAAAGGAAAGTCTGATCAACGGCTTCGGCTGCGCCGACATTGCCGCTTGAGGGCACTATGAGGCCAGACAGGTACCGTTTCCAGTGATTTTCGCGCTGTTT